GCTTGCATCACTCACTAACCTATCCTCCTTTGATTAAGTTATGTTGTCAACTGTTAGAGTGCCTGTTCCTTGAAAAGAAACACTTGCTCTCATTACATCTTCTAGGTCTTGTGTATACTCAATACCAGTGATGATAACATCACCTTTTAATTTTGCATCAAGCTCAGTACCACCAGCTCCACCTGGATAACAGAAAATTGTTCCTGTGTCACCAATTTGAAAAATTGTATCTACTGAACCACTGTCTGTTGAATCAGTCCATACTACATCAGCTGTACCTTCCCAAGATTTTAATCCTGTGGTAAAAGATCTAAAAGAATCTCCCATGTGTGAAGTCTCTATTGCATTAGCTTCAGAAGATAGTGACCAATTGGTTACTTCAGTTACATTGTTACCTGTTGATGCACCTGTTGCTGTGTTAAAGTGGAGTGCTCCACCTTGTCCTGCATATGTTGCCATAATTATACCTCTCTTTAGATATTATAATAATATTCTATGCTGAATATCATTCTACAACTAGCATAAGGTTCTGATTCACCTATTTGAACTAGTTCTATTGTTGTTAAACTACAATCCTTTGCAGTCCCACCTAGAGTTTTATCCAAAGCCAAATGGCTTTCAATAGCATCCACTACTAGATTTCTTTGTTTGTCTCTTTGTGTACCACCAACAACAACCACACAATCAATTTCCATCATACTTCTTCTGGTTCTTATTGCGCCCATTGTTAGGTTTGCTCTGTCTTCACTGACAGTTTCAACATAAACAGCAGGAAATGCTGTCTTTGGTAATTCAGAAACAATAATTGGATCTCTTTGAACAACACCAAGTTTAATTGTGTTCATAGATTTCAAAGTAGAAACAAACTCACTAACTATACTCTCTCTAGACATTATCTGTACAACCTATCTTGTCTAATTCTATCAACTTCAGTATCAGGATCAACTGATCCACTTCCGTCTTTATCATAATCAATACCTAAACCAAATTGTAAATCAAATTCTTCATTGAATCTTTCTTTGTAAAAAGTAAGTTGTTCTCTAAAGGGATCACCTTCTGGTCTAAACGTTGAAAGTTTAGGCAGTATATAAGCATATAATGCTTTGTATACTGTAGATTTTGTCCATTGAGATTCTGTTAGCCTTGCACTATTGAAATTACTTGGATTTTCATATCTGTTCCAATATTTTATTCTGATCATACTGATTACATCAGTTTCAGCCAATGCTAATTCTGATGACCAGTCATCTACACCCTGATCAAAGACTTCAGGTGCAAAAGTGTGTAAGTTTTCATTTGTAGCCATTGCCATTATAAATCTCCATTAGTGTTAGAGGGCCTAAGCCCTCTAACTACAATTAATGATTATACATTAATCATTCTGATTGCTCTTGAATTGTCAATCATTGCTGGTTTTGCGTGTATACTTGCTACAACATCATTACCAACTGCCGCTGTTCTTCTGCCAATTTCAATGTCAACATTTTTTTGCATTGCAATTCTTAATGCATCTTGCCCAAAAATGTAACCTGAAGTGTTAGACGCTGTAATGTTTGAACTTACAAACATTTGAACGCCTGCAACTGACCCAATGTAACCAGTTCTTAATGCTTCAGTTTGGAAATCACCACCTGCATAAGCCGCTACACCAATTGATTTAACAACTGTGTTTGCTTGTGCTGGAGTAATGATTGAGTAAAGCTGACCATTTTCACCGTTTGCTCTAATTTGAGCAACTGAATCAAAGATTGCATCTAAAGATAGAGGTACACAGTTTGTTGTAGAATCAACAGATGTATCTAGAGCCGCATAAACTGCTTTATCAAATGCAGTTGCTACTGAACGCCCAAGTAATCTACCAATTTCATTTGGATCAATATTACCTAAATCTCTAACTACAGCTCTTGCCGCTATTAGTTCACAAACAATGTTGTTTTTAGTGTCAGAAATTGTCTGAGCATCTAAATCAACACCTGGGTTAGCTTCTGAGCTAACTGTTTGTGCTGTTACTTTTGCTAATTCAGGAACTTGTAATAGTCCTGAAGGAGCGTTTACTATTGGAATCATAGTACCACCTAAAAATAGTGATGATTCCTCTGCCGCAAATACAGTAGCGGCTAATACTGGTACACTTAAAGCATCTATATCTA